TCACCTTCCATTGCAGTTCTTAAAGGTGCACGGGTAAAGTGTTTTAGCCCGTTTGGTGCATCTGTAAGAATAAAGAATGCGTCAGGGTCTGTTAAGAAATGATTAACAGTATACCCTTCTGGAATCGCACCCGATGATCTAAGTGCATTGATATCGTTATCAGCAGTTCCAACTCGGCCTTCAGATTTCATTAATCTTTCAGCTACGAATTGAAGTTCCGCAGGGATAACAAGTTTTCTGCCACGAAGTGCTACGATTAAGCCTCTTTCATCAGTAAATTGACTGATTGTAATGAGACCGTTCTCTAAAGCAGTTTCGTTTAGATCGGTTGCTGTGGTTGGTTCGTTAGAAAAGGTCCCCCCAACAGAAAGCGGATGGTCTGTTGCAAGTAATTCCTTGCCGTCACCACCAGTAAAATTATTGTTGAATCCATTATTTAAAATGGAAGCACCTTTTACTTGCTTACTATGTGCCATTGATCGTGCTAATGCACGAGTATAGCGATTTGACAGACGGTCGTAGAGGTTGTCTTCGACAGCTTCTTCAGTTAAGGCAAATGCCATTGCTACAGTCTCGTGTGTGTATCGAGCTGTATAAACTTCAGTCGCTGAGTCGTATTCAACTCCAGCACCTTCTGATTTTGTCGGGGCCGCTCCAAATCCGGAAAGCATTACTTCTTCTTCGAAAGCTCTATCTGATGATTCACTTTCAAAAATTTCCGCAGCTTCGTCTCCGTATTTGCTGTACTCTAAGCCAAAGAGAGCGTTTAGACCAGGCTCTAGTTCTTTAGCAAGTTGTGCTCTTGATATAGCCATTGTTTTATCTCCCTAATTATACGCCAGTTGTACCAGCAGAAGCGAAATGGTTGTTGATAAGTACTACAACATTAGTATTCGTTGTAGTCGTATCGTCATTGTCAGGATCGGTAGATACTGCAAGAGCCTTCAGAGGAAGGGCAGCAGTTGTTGCCGCTGTTCCTACATCTAACTCTGCATATGAAATACCACTGTTTGCACTTCCTGTACCTGCACCATCCACAATATCATAGTTAGCGAAAACGCCAGCTAGAGTGAATGCAGCGTCTGCTTGCACTTCACAAATGATATTAGGATCGTCCACAAGATATGCTTTAACAGTGCTAGTCACTGCACTATCACCAGTCCAATAGTTTGACCATTTAGGTTTACCTGTTGATGAATCTGTAAATTGGCACCCATTAAATACGCCCACTACAAGTCCACCATCACCAGCAGCCATTCGATCGATATATCCAGTCGCTAGACCTTTTACAATATCACCTTGATAAATCTTAGTGGTATTAGCATTTGATATTTCATATTCTCTTTGACCGCCAGTATAAGCACCACCGCCAAGTAAGGCAGCAGGTCTTAACCCAAATGGAGCATCTTTATTAGCCATTAGCTACTCCTATTAGATTTTGATTCTATTTATTAGAACCAAAGGTTACTTTTGAACTCCGCTCTGCCTGGAATTTAGGCATTGCGGGATTGTTGTCACGCATCCAATCGTTATCAACCGCTTGCATCTGCTGTTTAGCACGATCAGCGTAATATTGTTTGCGTTGTTCAACGAACTCTTCTGGTATTCTTGCCAGAAGTAAACCGCCTACACCAATGACTCCGGTATATTTACCATCCTCGACAGTTGGAAAGACGCTACCCTCATACTCATCTGAACGCACGAGTTCATAACCTTCGGTCATTCTTGAATGAATATTATTCTTATCATCATAACCTAGAACTTCGGCTCTAATCCATCTATGGACATAACCAGCGGGTGGGGTTGGGGCGTGCAATTTATTGGGTGGCCGCCATTGCACGGGGCGTTCGCTAGAGGCTCGTGTGTTGTTTGACCGAGCGTTTCTATCTATAGCAGGAGCTTCAGCAGCTTCTGCATCTATAAATTCGTATTCGTTATTTTCTTCTGACATCATGTACCTCTATGAATTTCTTGCATCAATTTTTGCAACTTCTTTAGCGTATGCATCTAGCGGTACGCCAAGTTTTTTAGCTACAGAAATTTGTGCTGGGGTTAATTTAACACTTTTTTTACTCTTTTGGCTAGTCTTTCCTTGTGATACTGGAGCAACT